TTATGTACTCTTCTGCTGCCAAGTGTACGGCAGTGCCGTATAGCATAGCTTCTGTTTCAGATTCTTTGTAGTCCTTGACTACCTTCAAGTGGTAGAACTTCTTAGGACACTGTTCAAACGCCTTAATCTTTGAGAACGACCACGGTGCAATACTCAATGTAACCTCCGTGGGTGAGACAGGAGGTGGTCAAGTTCAACTATACTGTCGTGATGCCTAGACCAAAATACATCATCAGTTACTACAAAACCTTTCGGTGCCTCCTCTAATTTAAACTGTAAGTTAGGAAATTTTTCATCTGCGAAATATTCCATAACCTCTTCAGCCGTTTCTTTGTTAATGTATGTACCATCCACGTAACGCGTACCTAGGAATAATATTATATATCCACTCATTCCGATTCCTTATCCTCTAGCCTGCTCACCGCTAAAAGCAACTCATCTATCAGCGTGTGTAACATGTCCTTGTTCATGGTTATTGTGTTCTTGTGGCGCGTGGTGCCTTCGGCCTCAACCTGCATTATTAGTATTACGTCCCCGCCATCGTCATCTTCACCAACGAGGATAGCCATGTAGTTACCTTCGGTCTTATTATCCAAACTAGCTATTCGTGATTCTATATCCGCATTACCGTGAATGGTTTCCGTACCATCATCACCTTTACCTTCTCTAAACTCGTTAATATCAGTTATCTTATCACCCATCCGACGCCTCTCCGTAAGACTTACCATTGTGAGATTCACATGTTATAGGCAAACCCTCTGCCCACGTAGAAGTAGTACCCATGCATTCTTCTATGAACCGCGTTGCTTCTTCTAACTCGTTTTCTGGTACACAACATACCACGGAATCGTGAACCGTTAAAGCTACCTTGTATCTCTTAGCTACTGCTAACATCTGATCGCCTATGATACACCTTGCTAACGCTTGGCATATGTTCTCCGTTACCTTACCACCATATATTCTGGTGTACCCGCGCCGCGTACGGTACTTAAACTCTGGGCCACGTTCGCCCTGCTCGTACTGTAAGTCGTCATAGCGCATCTTCAGGCCAGAGGGTAGTAGTATGTAACCATTACGCCCCTCTGCACCGTACTGGATTATACCGTTGGGGCCAAAGCTACCTGATTCACCGCGTGACATCTCTACTAACATGTTCTGACACACCCTCCAGAAGTGACTTATCTTCCAGTTGGTACTACGGTATATGTCTACTACCCTACGTGCTTCGTGATTGTCCATAGTAGTACCGAACGACTGTAGTTGGTCGGCAAACCGCACTGCCCCCATACCGTAACCGCACCCTAGTATGGTAGTTTTACCTACAAAACGTTGGTCTTTGGTAACGTCTTCTTCGGGTACGTTGTATACCTTCGAGGACATCTTTATGTAAACGTCTTCGCCGTTACGGAAGTCCGACACTAAGTCATCCTGCTCTGCCAACCACGCCAGTACTCGGGCTTCGATCTGTGATGAGTCGCAGTCAACCATCATATACCCATCGGGAGCGAGCATACTGTTCTTTAACTTCTTACCATTTACTCCACGGCTAGGTAGGTTTTGTATGTTTATCTTATCATCACCTCCCCACCTGCCGGTATGCGCCGCGTAGTATCTTACAGGTACCGGGAGAAGACCACGTTTAGCTATACCTATAAACCTGTCAGTGCGTGTTTCTTCAAGGGTACTTTTTGTGCCCAAGCGTGAGGTAACCAAAGCCTGTACACGGGAGTCATGGTGACTCTCTAATGCCTTGAACTGCTCATCGTTCTTGGAGAATGCATAAGTCTGCTTGCCGGTAGTTGGGCTAGTCTTCATAGGGGGCACGACATCTAACCCCTTTAGCAGTTCGGCAAACTTGGGATTACTCATAAGTTCTTTCTTGGTAACACCAGAAGACACTATCAGGTCTTCCTTAATCTGCTTGGTGGTTTCCAAGTGTTGCTCTAATAACCCTAGGTCTAACTCAAGTATAGGTTCGATGAACATACGCAGAGTGCAGTCTATTATACGTAACTCTACTTTCGGGAACCCTTTACCCATGATGTTAAACAACTTATATGTTAACTCAACATCATTGATGCAGTAGTCCCCGTACCTGCCTAGTTCTTCAGCGGTGAAATCTTCACGGTTCTTCCCGATAGCGTCTAGTACCTCTGTACCCTTCGCTCCAATTCCATATCTTTTAGCGAGTGCAGACAGCGATCCGCCAACTTCAACCCCATGTAAAGCGCGGGCAATGCAAAGAGTATCGGCAAAAATGCGAGGATGGATATCAAACAACCAACTAAGAATAGCGCCATCAAACATAGTGTTGTGGCAAAGGAGAACAGAATTCTCCCAATCGAATGTATGTAGGTACTGTTTAAGTTCTTCATGTGTTCCACTAGCCCACTCCGTCCCTTCATTGTTCACCTTTACCCCTATACCTATAACCTCAAAACGACGGTCGCGGATATATGATTCTGTTGTCATCTTACGCAGAGAGAAATCTCTGTCATAATACGTTTCCAAGTCAACCGTTATTAAGTCCATTTTTCTCCAAACTCACAACCTTCTATTAACTTGTTTAGGTACCACTGAGCTTTCAATAGGTCTTCTACTGGCCTGTCAGCATGCTTGGTTTTGTATCGCCACAGGTACTTGATGCAGTTACCCTGTAAGTACCCTGCGAATGCTTCAGCACTCATAGCTTCTTCTATAGCATCAATGCATTCGACGTTGCCTGTCTTGTAGTGGTCTGGGTTTATGGCATCGGCCCTTTCTGCCACCTCTAGCGCGGGTACTTCAGCCTGTATCCTTTCCCACGCCTCTGTTGTCGTTTGTGTAGTGTTCATAACTTAGCTCCGAGTAGTTGTTCTATATCATTCATGTTGGTTTCGTTAACTACGTACGCTAGTCCGTACGCGTCGCTTATCTGTCTTAGGTTCAGTTCCTGTAAAGGTGTTGGCTTGTTCTTACCCGCCTTACATTCAATACCAAAGAATTTCCCCTTGTAGCAGCCCACTATGTCAGGTACTCCGCTCTTACCGTACCCTCCAGTAGCGGGGAAAAAGTAATAACACCCTAACCCCTTTAGCTGCTCAACTATCTTCTTCTTTACCTTCCCTTCCGGTGTCATAGCCATAGGCACGCCTCCATCTGATACCAGTTCATCACCGCTCTACCCAGAACGTATGCTCGTCAATACGCACACCGACATCATCTATAGGTACGCTGTTGAACGGTAGTGTGGGGTCACATAGCATGAGTACCGATAACTTCTCCTCAAGCCATTGCGGTATCCCATAGGCCCCATCACTCAAATCATATATCCCCTCACAGTCTGAGTCAATACAATTCATACCTAAACATGTTACCTCGATACTATTCTTATGCTCCAGTAATACTACGCGGTAAGTGTTGGGCATACTCGTTGGAACGTCCCATGTAATATTATTTCGTGACATAGAACACCGACTCGCTATGGCGATACCCGACCTGTGGTACGTAGGTACCCTTTTCACATATTGCCAGAGTAGACAGTCTACCTATCACTCCTTCTGGTAAGGTCTCATCGTGCATATGAGTGTCCCACGATAGCTTACTAAGGTCTTCGCCTTTCCTTATCTTGTGTGCGTCTTCTACAAAGCATACATCGAACACCTGTTGGCCCATCCTTTCTCGTACACGTATGCCGTACACAGGTAGTTCACTGTCGATAAGGGATTGCTCCAGTATTTCCTTGTTACTGCGTAAGCTCGTTAAGTTAGAAACTAATGACGCGTCCATGAATGTATGTCCAGAGTCTAGTAGCAGATACAACTCGTTCAGTAGTGGGGCGCATTTGGATTGCCGCTCAGAGGTTACATAGGAACCAAACAATTCATCCCACGCATCTTGATGTTTTAGGGTCGCGTTATAGTCTGCTTCTGCTATGTGTGATCTGTACTCTTGTATACTAGCGTGAATGACTTCCGTATGTGAGAACCTACGTAAATACCTCTTAGCATTCTTTAACGCAGTACTTCTACGGATGGTATGTTTTTTACGGAACCCTGATGAATTACTGTCAAACTTGTTGTTGCGTATATCTCTGCTGTACACGGTGTATGTTATCTCTTCCCCCGAGTGTCGAGGAGAGTAGTCCAAGAAAATATCTATCCACCCCATAGTGTACTCGTCTTCAGGCATGTAAACGTGATACACACAACTCGATTCATCACTACTACTAGAGCGTATCTCACATCCCCTAAAGGCTTTCTTTATCTCCTGCATAAACCAATTCAACTCGCCACGCGCAATGTGCGCGTTCTGAATACCTGCTAACTCTGACTCTTCAATACCTACCGCCGCTGCCTCAGCTACAGGGTACGCTTCGTATCTGCCATGTTTATCGTATATATTAGAAGCTGCCATATCAATTCACCTCCACGTATTCTACAAACGTTTCATTGAAGTCGCCCATAGCGTTGATCCACGTGTTGAACTTGGTGCGGAACAACTTAGGATTACTTGTTAGGGCAGTGTTACTAACTGAGAAGTTATTATCACCCCAGTACATATTATTAAAACTAGCTGCCAAGTCCACCAAGAATGCATGTAGCATCTCCGTACGTTGCGGGTGCTGTTCATCTTTTAACATACATCGGAATTCGCTATCCCCCTGTTCACTTGCTGCCATGCCCCTTGAGAGAAACATAACTTGCTCGGCGTGACTAGCGATCCTGTTAGACTCTTGAGTCATAGTGCCCTCGATCAAAGGTGTCATAGCCCAAGCCCAGTGTAGGTAGTCATTGATGTAGGTTTTGTATTCTGCCTTTTCCTCCTTGTTAACACGTACACGTGTGACAGGGTGAGGGTGTGGTTTACTAGATATTGTCCACTCACTACCCCGTCCGTCTGCTTTGCGAACGCCGGATGTAAACGCCACTTCTTTATCGCTATCCTTGGGTAAGTAGTACCGTTGAATATCCTGTCGTATGAACTGCTTGCCGCCGTCTATTACGAAACGCAGGTTGTAAGGCATGCACCGTTGAAGGAATGAATACCTACCATTATGCGGCCAATCACCGTTACCGTTCCTGAACTCCACCGTGTCAGTGCCATCGGCGTTGCGCTTCCATACCACCGCGTACTTATTTACTGTTTCGTCGTGGAATCTACCCTCGTCTGATAACGCGTAACAGGTTGGTGATATCTTGATGATGCGTTCGTGCTGACGTCTCCGGTCACCTAAAGGTACTATGTCAGTACCCCTAATTGGTTTGACGGTGTTGTATAACTGTTCCACTAACGTGAAATTGTGTAGCTGATAATTGTACATAGCCATGATGTTACTCCGAGTTTTGTATACATATGTATACAGTTATTTGTTTATCCGTTTCTTACTTTGTCGAACGCGTCTTGTACTTCTTGTGCGCGTCGTTCCATTGCTCTACGTGCTTCGAGTGTGTCCTGCTCTTTGGCACGTCCCCTTAACTGCAACACCCTGTGCGCTACAGTCTCCTCCATTAACTGCAACGCGTGTTGATACTCCATGCTACATGTCCTCCTTTTTGATATGTACAGCCTTACCGTTATCGGGTACTGCTCCACGGTTATCCAGTATTGCCCAAAGGACGGGACATGTCCACTTACCCCAATCACCAAACAAGTGACCATCCGTTAGTACGATACAGGCTTGCGGCTTGATACCCTCGTCAGCCATATACTGTGTCACACAGTTTACTTCAGTGCCACCACCGTGCTTTGGTTTAGTAGACCTGACCAAATCGTCTAGCTCGTGCATGCTATATGGTTCATCGCCAACGACACGACTACCCCAATACAGTATACGTACCTTGTTAGGTTTTACTGTGTCGCATACACCCTTGACTTCAGACAGGAACATAGTCAACTCTGGTTGCTCAATAGAACCTGACGTATCAATAGCAAGTACTAGCTCATCAACTTGCTCGCTGATACCAGATGGCATGATGATACCCTGACTCATAAGCCTACGGTTGGGGCGTGCGTATGTTGAGTAGTCATTACCGGAACACGTTGTTTGTACGAACTCACGCAGTACCTCACGCCAATCAACTTGGGGTTGTAGTAACTCATCTATGCCACGACTGCCAGTACCACCTAGCTTGCCCGAGGCCATAGCACCCTGACGTATAGCTTCATCGATGTCGCGTGCTAACTCGCGTTGTTCCTCATCGGACAGAGCTTGGGCACCTTCCCAATCGTGTTCGTCGAAACCTCCTTCACTACCTATTGCGGTGTTTTGTGTACCAGTGGTACTAGAACACTCCTGTCCGTCATCACCACCTGACTCGTTATCCTGTCCTTCATCACGTATGGAATTTTCTCCGCCATACTCTTGCTCCTGTTCTTTTTCTTTAAGCAGGATACGGAATATCTGGGCGCTATCCATACCACGGAACCGCTCATCATACAGGCCTTGGTACTTACCGGTAGGCATTGTGGCGAAACCATCAAGCCTGTTGTCATCAACTATCCGTATATTAATGAAGTAGTCGCATGCCATGTTCGCCACATGGGGGTCAATGTCAAACATCCACCGCCATATGGTGAGGTGCTTGTGTAGCTTGTGTCCCTCATCCTCATGTAGCACCACGAACCGTAGTTCTGAGTCTGCGAGCGCGTCTACCATCTCACGCCCAAACATCACATCACGTCCGTTAGTGCATGCCGTTGGTACATTCTCCTCGATAGTCTTCTCACCTATCATCAGTACACCGGATAGCGCCATGTATCTAGGATGCCCCATTATTGCTACGACTGCTTTGGACAGTCGCTCCTCTGCGTTTAGTTTTTTACCTAGCGTTAGCATTGTCTTCTCCTTTACTGGTCTGCTGCAAACATGTAGTTGTTTTCCCTAGCCCACGTAGTGAACTTGGCGCTCTGCATAACGATGTTGCGATGCTTATACGTAGGAACACGTGCGCCATTGGCGAACAATCCCTGTGCTTCCTTGTTTAGACGCTGCATGTATGTCACCCACGCATCTACCCAGTTACGCTCCATAGCACCCAGTGCGCGGAACACAGTCATACATACTGCGGACGCTGACTCGGGTACTTTGGCATTGTGTGGGTCATCCTTAATAGATTGTAGCGATGGTAGTTGGTCGGCCATCTTGACATACGTCATAATATCCAAGCCGCCACGATCCCCTATAGTACCTACCAGTAAAGCTGTCAGGGTGTGATCGTCATACAGGTGACGTAACTTGAGTATGTCGCTCGACGCTTCCAGTGATCTCGGGGTGATAAACGCGGCACGTTGTGCCTTGGGGTGAAATATATACGGGTTATCGTCGGGGTTTTTCACATCCTCGAAGCCCTGCAACACATGCGGGAACTCACGTACGAAACCTAACACGCTATGATCTACGTCGTTGTTGAGTCCCCATACTATGAACTCCTCGCTAGTAGACTTACGTACGGTGATTACAGTGATGCGATTACGTGCGTGTGGTGGCAACAGATCGCCTACACCCTCTGCACCTAGGTTAGTCGTAGCAAACACGATGCTATCAGGGTGTAACTCGTACCCACTGTTCTTGCGCTCCAACATAACACGTAGTAACGCGTTCTTGACTGCGGGGTTAGCCTTGCCGAATTCATCAACCATTAGTATGATCGGCTTGCCATGATGTATACCAAGTTCCTCGTTGGGCAGGTATTTCACGAACCCCTCGTCGGTATTGAGCGATGGTATGCTGATGTCACCCAAGTCTTTGGTCGTGCAGTCGAAGTGACATGGCACGTGATCAGGGAACATGGCGGCTAACATCTTGAGTATCGATGTCTTACCTGTACCCATGTGGCCTTGTACGAGTACGGTGCGTTGATGTCCAACCGTTGCGATAGCGGTAGCGATTTGGTCTAGTGATAAGGCGTACATTTGTTGTGTATTCATAATTTTACTTAGTCTCTTTGGTTGTTTTGTATACATATGTATACAGTTTGGGTTTTGGTTATTGGTCTAGTGATGGTAGTGATTTGATAGCGTCATCCACTACCCGTTTTGTTTCGGCACGGAATGTCTCGTTGTTACGTAGTCCATCGGGCGTTACACCGCGTAGCGCATCCTCCAACTTGAGTGCCATCGCGGACATCTGGCTGTCACCTGATACATTACACACGTTAAGCAGTTCTACCATGTCGAGTACGTTCTCAACTAACGAGTCACGGAATACCTTCTTCTTGGCATCCCCGCTGTAGTCTAGGCGTTCGGACATGTTGGAGAGAGCTTTATAAGTGCGTTGCCATACATCGTTCATGGCGTTGGTTAGTTCCCTATCCAGTAACTCCTCGTACCCCTCCTGTAAGAGTGCGTACGCCTCATCGCCTATGTCAGTAACAAAACACGGTGCTACAGGCATGTATGCAATATCGAACGAGAACTTGCTACGTATGGAATCTTCACTGGGGTACTCGTCTGCACGAAACAGACTACCGATACGGGCTTGCGCTCTGCTGACTTCCCACGTGTAGTTGTTACAGAACGTATCAACCATAAGCTCGAACTCATTTTGCAGGTCGGTCATCTGTTGGTGGTACTTGAAATACTGCGCGGTAGGTAGTAGCCGCAAGCCCAGATCAGACCACGGCATTGTCATGCTATAGTGTATGTTGCGGGCGTTGGCTACGAATTTCTGTATGGCAGTTAGCTCGTCGCAGTTACCGAGTAACTTCTTGTTGACTGATGCAGTGCCATTATCGGCATTGTTCTGGTTGGTCACTGACATTGATGCGGCACGATCCTTCTTGCGCCCAGTCCAACAACTGATTTTCAGTTCCCCTAGCATGGCGCTAGATGCGATCGTTGGTGCGTTTACTTGTGGTGCTTCTGGTGCTTGGTTTAAGTCGTTCATAATTGCCTCTATGGTTTTGTATACATATGTATACAGTTTTGGTTTTGGTTTACTTATCTTGCGGTTGCCCCGTCAGCAATAACCTCAGCAATAACTGTGGCCGGTGTTGACGTTGCCGATACAAGCCTTACGCCCCGTACAGAATAAGATGTCCTACTGAACACCCAAGACGGGATACTCTTCCACCCGTAGTCTTCTAAATTGACAACCTCCAAATCGCCGTCTTCGGTATAGTCTACGTCAACCCATACCATCGGTACGCCATTCAACGATATTCCTGATTTGCGACCTTCTACAGTACTGTTCATAATTGCCTCTATGGTTTTGTATACATATGTATACAGTTTTAGTTACGTGATAACGTGTAACAGTGTGTTTACTTAGGCCGAGTTCTCCCAGCCGTATATACATTATACCCCATGTAGCAGGGGATGTCAAGTTATGTACAAACGTGTTGTTTCGTGTGTTACGGTGTAGTGTACTAGTCTGTACCTGTGTGTACCTGTGTGGGGGTCGGTAAGTACTTGAAAACTCTACAATGTTACTTTGTTACGTTTTTTACAGAATTGCAGAGCGACATTTTCTTGGAGGGGAATCGGTGAGGGAAAGGTAACAAAGGAGATTATTTCTTGGTCGTTAAACTATTTGGAGGTAAAAGGTAACATTATAAATTATTTAATAAATAGATAAGAAACAACAAAACTCGATAGGTAAGCCACGCTAGTGCTGCGTATGCCGACCCATTACATACAACCATAGCCCAAGAATAGATAATGTTACCTTTTGGCCGAAAAAAAGGTACAGAAAGGTAACAATAGGCCGAAAAAGGTAACAATACAATTTTGTATACATATGTATACACTTTGCCGTAGGCGCAACGCGGAGACTACAACTGGTATCGCCATGCTGCGTTATGCTGCGACAGGCGCAACGCGGAAACTATAACTGGTATCACTTTTTGACGGGCGAAAAAAAGCCCCACATAAGCGGGGCTTGGGTATTACTTGGCGTCGCGTGATACAGGTAGTGCGCGTATCCAAGCCTTGTATCCTAGACTCTGGAGTAAAGCTCTTTCCTGCTTGGCTAGTTCATTCGAATCAAACACTTCAATCATGTTCATCTGAATCGACGTAGGTGCGTTCCCGCTTTGCGTATACTCTACGAGATATACATAATTCGCTCGGGGCTTTCTAACATAGGTCAATCGGCTGAATCGTTTGCTTTCTTCGGCGTGTCTTTTACTGTTCATTGTGTCATTACCTGTTAGGGTTAGTGCCCCCCGAAGGGGGCGTATGGGTTACTCGGTTACTTGTGCGAATGTTGCCAGTACACTTGCTAGCACGTCTTTAGTTACTTCGGCATCCTTAACTGCCGCGTGCTTTTCAATATAGGTTTGAAGGTCTCTCACTTTCTTGCAAATCCTATGGTTCACCTTGTTGGCTTCATCGACTACCTTGTCGCCGGTCTCGATAGGTTGCGGTTCAGTTACTGCCGTCCCGTCTTTCTTTTCTTGGCGCTTTCGGATTGCATCCCTATCGGCTGACATTGCACGCCCTAACCACGTCTCGTTATCACGTTTGTCTTTCTTGTCGCGATCATTCAAGGCCTTCTTCGGGGTAGCTGCCAGTCTGACCGCTCGCTCGCCTCTACCTTCCAACCTTGCGGCCTTCAATGCCTCCCACAATTCGGGAGTAGTGGTAGATTTGTGACCGTCGTATACGCCCTTATTCTTACCGCCTAGAGATACAAAATCAGTCCATAACATCCCGTCTTGAACCAGTTTGTCATATGCCGCTTGGCTAGCTTTACGGGCACTTTTTACGGCCTTTTCAGCGGTCACGTCCTTGTTAGCGAACGTGCTGTATAACTCGCGGGCCTCGTGTGTAAACTTACCGGCAATGTACATTGTTGATGCAGGCGTCTTAACAGCTTCTAACTTAGCTTTATTTTTCATAATGATTTTCTCTTTAGTTAATCAAGCGCGGTATTGCGTCTTGATGTCACCAATAATAACAAGTTATGACAAGATAACAATAGATAGCCTACAAAAAACAATCAAAATGTATACATATGTAGACAATGACGCGAATCGATATAACTCGATACCTACCCCGCCCCCATGACCCACTTGGCACAGCAGGAGTCCCGCCGCTCTATATATTACTAATTCACACAAATTAATCGTTTTTCTATGAGTTTGAGACCCCCACCCTACCTATATGGGAACACCCCCCACCTCGATTTATAAAGTCCCTTGTAAAAAATTTTTTGTATACCTACACTGAGTGGATATGGACAAGCCGAATATAAGGATGTATAGCGCCACGCATACGGGGAGGATAGGGGAGTTTTTCGCCATGTATGTCCTAGAGCGTTGTGGTATAGAGTGCCACCATGTAGACCGTTCCGGCGTAGACTTATGGTGCCAAACGGGTAACGAAGACATGTTCACCCTGCAAGTGAAGTCAGCCAACCTGTCTAAAATAAAAAAGAAGGTCGGGAGCAAACCCCTACTCCGATACGTATTCAACTTACAGTCAGAAAAAGTAGCAGACTTCTATATGTTTATAGCCCTAGACATACAGAAAGCCCTAATAATGCAGACTAAAGAGTTAGGGCAAAAAAAGTGTCTACAGCTACACCCCAACAAGTTTACAGACGAAGCAGAGCAAGCAGGACTTGATAGTCTCCATAACTTTAGAAGGGCAGACCTTAAATAGGCTTGTTCATGTAAACCTGTTGTGGTACAAAGTAACCTCGGTTTAACAACCTGCAACCACAATATGACTATTGAACTCGAACCCGAGACTGGGGTTCCGCTATTTGATGATGACCCTGCGGTGGATTTAGTTGTCCGTACGCAAGCAGCAAGAACTACAGCCTTAGAGCTAGCAGAACACGGGTTAGAACTTAAACCTACCAAAGAAGATGAAGATATAGCAGCTAAAATTGCTATAGCGTATGCCGACGACCCAGAAAAAACGTCGCGAAAAGCCACAAACAAGCGTATCGCTACCTTAACACCAGCCTCTTTGGTGCTTACAGGTAACATACTTACCGAATTCGGTGCCTCAGTAGTAGAATCTGCGGTATCTTTGCGTCATCTTGTGACTAATAAGTTGATACTAGAGACCGAAAACCCCGATCCACGCGTCCGTATACGAGCGTTGGAGTTACTGGGTAAGATTTCAGACGTAGGACTGTTCTCAGAGAAGTCAGAAGTGACTGTTACACACCAGTCAACGGACGATTTGAAGGCAAAACTGCGTAGAAAGCTAGAAAAACTAGTAAATCCTAGAGAAGAGATTGCCATAGACGGAGAGATCATAGACCTCGACGTGGAATTAGGAGCGGAAGGCGGTGAGTAATGCTGCTGTAGACTTTACGCAGCAAGAAATCCAGCATATGTTGGACAATATCGACGAGTTTAGCCCTGATGAAGTGGTGGAGATAGAAAGACTAGTCGATGAGCTTGACAAACGACGGACAGTAAAGGCTGCGTACAACGATTTAATTGAATTCTGTAAACTTATGATGCCTGACTTCATTGTTGGTAAGCACCATAGGATTCTAGCCGACTTATTGATGGATATAGAGCTAGGAAACAAGGATCGAGCGTGCGTAAACATCCCTCCACGCCACGGCAAGTCCCAATTAGTGTCTATTTTCTTCCCTGCGTGGTATTTGGGGCGTAATCCAGACAAGAAAGTGATGATGGTGTCCCATACAACTGATCTAGCTGTAGATTTCGGACGTAAAGTACGTAACTTGATCTCATCCCCCGAGTATCAGGTAATATTCCCCACCGTAAAACTAGCCAGTGACTCTAAATCAGCGGGTCGGTGGAGTACAAGTATAGGTGGAGAGTACTACGCGTGTGGTGTTGGCTCTGCACTGGCAGGCCGTGGTGCCCACTTACTATTGGTAGATGACCCCCACTCCGAACAAGACGTTATCAACGGCAACTTTATTGTCTTTGAGAAGGCATACGAGTGGTTTACGTTCGGTGCTCGTACTCGTCTGATGCCCGGAGGTAGTGTAGCTATTATCCAGACTAGATGGCATATGGACGATCTAACAGGGCGTGTGGTCAAGGATATGGCTCAAAACGAGCGATCTGACCAGTATGAGGTCATAGAGTTCCCCGCGATATTAGATATCGACGATAAAGATACCGGCAAGCCCATACAGAAACCCTTGTGGCCTGAGTTTTTTGATCTGGAGGCGTTGCTACGTACGAAAGCATCTATGCCTGTGTTCCAGTGGAACGCACAGTACCAGCAACAACCTACCGCAGAAGAAGCCGCACTGGTTAAAAGAGAGTG